GGGGAGACTCAATTATCGAAAGCTATACCAAAACTCCCACCAACGACTGTACCACGGGTTGTTCTCGCCCCCGTACAGCCAAAGACACCAGTAAACAAAGCTGCGGCGTATGCACGTGCGGTTGCGGTGATGAAAACTGGTGTGGTACGCAAGAAAAGACCGGGTATTGCCAAATAATAATTAATATATGCGTAATATAATAATGATACTAGTCATCATCCTTCTCATCGCCAATATTTATCTTCTTCTACAACTGGGTAAACCAGTGGTCACTTCGAATGTAAAAGAAAAATGGATTGTTTACGGGACCATGGATTGTGGATGGACTCGTAAACAGTTAGAATACATGAAGAAATCTCGAAAGAATTTCGACTTTATTGACTGTACTGAAAATGAATGTACTGGTATGAATGGATTTCCAACTATACTTCACCCTGACGGTACAAAAACTGCGGGGTACACAGAAGTTTAACGGTCAAGACCAGAGATTACCCTGATGGCAATGGTAAGGATGAAGGCATCAAGCATGCTGTTGATAGGCTTGAGGATGGAGATGTGCTTCACGAGAGAAGTGTTCCACACAACACGAAGAATGAAGGTGCTGATGAGAATAGACAACACGAAGATCAGAAGCTGTTTGAGAGCATCCATCTTATTTTCAGATTTGATAAGATTGGTGAACATTTATTACATACTGATATTTTTTTCTAGGTAGACTGTATATGTCTAAGGCTAAAGAAAAGTTACTTCCGTTAAGTGGATCTGAGAATAAATTTACAAATCGTAGATGGTCTTCGAATAAAGGTATACCCAATAACAACTGTTACGCATATGCGGTGGGTGATTACGAAGCTTATCGATGGCAAAAATCCATACCAGGTGATCGGTCTGGGTTATCAAATTCTAAACATACATACACATCGTGCACTGGTCTCCCCAATCGCGTTATTTCAGATAACCCAAAAAATGTTTACAAGATTGATGGTGACAAGAAATGTAAGAAAGGATACTTCAAAATCATGATGTTTGTTTCGTCTGGGAGACCTGGTAGTTATATGCGACAGGGTGATTTCCATTTTTACAAGCAGCATGGGGTCATCGAATATAAAATTAAACCAGGTGATACAGTCAAGTCTATCGCCAGCTTTTTCAAGATTCCTGAATATAGGGTAAAAAAAGGTGGTCGTTTTGAAGTTGGGAAGAGGATAACTTTTAATGCTAATGTATTTAGTCATAAACGTGGATGGGCTACGGGACCTCTTCTTGGGGATGCTAATGGTAAGGCTATAAAAGATCCTCGTACTGCTTCAAGGAAGTATAAAGAGCTAAATTATGATAAGTATTGTAGTTCATTCTGCGTCAAGGATAGCGGAATCAAAGTCGGCAAGGGTTACCCCAAGATCTGATAAAATACTGTTTAGATCAATTGTATTTTCAGCTTCAAACGATATATCAAATAAATCAAGTACATCTAATATAGATTCTTCATTCAATGAAACTACATTAGACATTTGTGTATAATTATTATGAATCGTAACTGCTACTTTAAACTGAGAAACGTCAAAAACCCGTCTACAGGTTGGGCATGTGTTCTTACCTTGGGATTTCCACTTCTCTAGACAGTGGGTATGAAATATATGTCCACAACGAATCGGGGGGTTGGTCCTTGTCGACCTGACTTCATTTAGACATATAGAACACGTGGACATTCTAGAGTATGGTTTTAAAGTTTTTTTCGTGATTTAGCTCAGTTAGTATATATCCGAGGCATTAACTAAGGGCTTGTCACATGAATTACATTTTGTGGTACCTTGTTCGTCTTGAATTTGTGACATGAGTTCGGGACCCTGCTTCTGGAGAAGTTGTCTATAAGAATAATTATCTTCGAAAGTGATATTATTTTTCTTCATTACATAGTTGTTCAATAGTTGGGCTGATGTATTAATCGTGAAACACCGCCCATCGGCCATACCAAGTCGTTGCGACATTTTAATTACTATAAAGTTAGAAATTAATTTGTCTATTCGTAACTGTCTTTACCCAAGAACTAAACCCATTATTTTTTAAATGTCTGACGAATGGGTCACATCTGTATCCAAGAAATATATCGAACACATCTGTGTCTTCTGTACGGGAAACCCGAATATCAGGATTCTCATTGATATGTTGGTTAATAATATTATAAGCGAAAGCAATCTCCTTGAGTGTTTCTGCACCAGTGATGATAATCTTACCGGTACTGAAAATACTACATGTAATCTCCTTCATTTCATGGGATGGTTTGAACTTAATTTTTACTGCTGAGTATCTATCTGGTTCAAAAGAAACTTTGAATATATCATTATATGATTCAAACCAATCCGAAACTTTTATCAAATTTACATTGTAATTGAGACTGAAATTCGAATTAATCATTACAACTCTAAAAGAGTCTGTAGGTAGTTTGATCTCCATATTAAGAAATTCCTTGAAAATATGGACAAGTTGGGTGATGATACGCTTACAGTCAAATAAGTCACAACATCCTGCGACTTGAATACTTCCATTGGGGAAAACTTTAACTGACTTGGTACTATAAGAATCATGATATGTTAGTGTAACCTGGTTGTAAAATGTAGTGGGTTTAAGTTTCCATACAAAACCTTCAGTTGTAGTACCATTCCGTTTCATCTTGTATGTTCCAATGTCCTCGAAAATTGCCCGAAGACGTTTAATATCAATGGTCTGTGTAAAACTTGATATCATCGTAATAGTAGTGATCTTGATCCACGACGGTCGTAACTCGTCTGGGAGAGCATTTCTAAACTCATCAATTGTGAGGAGATAGGAAAAGGAATTGTTCGCTATAGTGGAGTACATTTAGACATAAACGTATTGTAATCGTTGTATAACTTAGGTGTTTAAAGAATATATTCTTTATGTCAATATATGACTTCGTTCTTTAAATATGCAAAAGTTGTAAATGACGTTGAATCTGAGCTCACTTACGTGGAAATTGTGTATGAATCGTATATTCGCGGAAAAGGGTTTCGAACGTTTACAGACTACATGAATACGGAACCTCTCGCAGATTGGGAAGTATTTGAATCAAAAAAGAAATCCATTCCATATATCAAATTCTTGGACATAATGGTTGACAAAACCATTGAAGTGAGACAACGTATGGCTGAAATTATGCTTGATACTCTCCTGTATGAAAAGCATGATATCAATACCTATATTCGTATCGCACATGCAACTAAAATTTTAGATCCCAGCTTCCAGCCACCCATTATTAATATGAAAAGTGCTTGGCAGAGAGAGTTTATCATTAAATTTTGTAAAAAACACGTTCCTCATTCTATTGAAGAATGTATAAAGTTAGATCGTTTGGAATATTTCTTCAACGTCTTGTGTATGATAGAACAAGGGTTATAAACATGGCGATCAAGAATATACCGAAATATGGTACCCGCCCCTGATCGGCGACTCCAACTTTCACATTAGTAGACGCATCACATTCAACTCCAGTATCTATATTTCTTCGGGGATGAATAGTACCAAATACATTGGTTGGTTTACTTTGTGTCTCACATGACCCGAAGCTACAATACACACTCTCACTGGTCTCGAACATATTTTTACTTATAGATGTATTTGAAAAATTATCAAATCCCCCACTCTGTCGCACACTTCCTGGAAGAGAAAAATCGTGTTTGACAAATGGGTTCACATCATTTATAGCATCCTCATCATTGAGCATAAACTTGCTCATTGCTGTTACTACTACTTCAGATTATATTTTTTGTCACGCATTTTGAATCGATGTACTTCCCACATTTCATCTAGATCTACATTTAACATATGTGCTATTTGAAATAGATAACTAAACACGTCACCCATTTCCATCATCACATCTGTACCCCGATCTTTCTTCAAATTTGTTTTCTTATACATTTTCTTATACTGTCGAATGGCTGACGCGAGTTCACCCACTTCTTCAGATAGGAGTAACCATACAGTATCTATGGGTGCTCTATCCCAACCTTTTGATCGACAAACCTTCTCGGTCTCCGTTTTGTAATAATTAAGACTCATCCTTACTCTGTTTATCATCTGTAACTTTAATATAGTTACTTTAGAATCCAATTTTGTCATTGTATGGTATCTTTTTACCAACTGTACTCGTGTTTAGTGGTTGGTCGAGTGGGGCGCTTATGGTGTCAATTTCACTGACATATGCTATGTATTGGGACACACCTGTTTGAATTTGTGACAGGGCGGTATCTATCACACGGGAATTCATGAACTTGACCTGTTTATTCACTTGAGTGTGGTGATCACCCGAATTGTTTATGAATACGACTCGCATGATACCGTATAAGTCATCTCGATTTTGGTAATCAATTGATATCCCAGTACGATCCTTGAACGCCTGACGAATTCCACGCTGAAGAATATTTTTGTTAAATTCGGAAAAGTAGAGCGCATTCAATGGCGTCTCACATTGCATCATAGAATTCAGATGAAGATTACTCATTTAATATACGCCTCGAAAAAAATTGTGTGACAATAGTAAATGATGAACTATTCGGATTTTGATAAAGCTTATGCCAATGGCCCAAACTCCGTCGGTACAATCCCATGTAATGCCCCAACGTGCTTTATTGGTTCTTACCCCCCAGTAGCTAAGGCTGGTGAAGATGGTCCTTTCTTTGTGAACACTTACCT